GAAAACTGTGAGACTTGTTTCTTCTTGGGCGATTACAACCATCATCGTGCAAGCATTAACATTCACACATTACAATTTGGATTACAAGCATTGGAGAAATTAAGTGCTAACTTTGATACTGTATATTTTATACCAGGCAATCACGATCTTTATTATCGTGACCGTAGGGACATTCATAGTGTTGAGTGGGCTAAACATTTACCAAACGTTAAAATCGTCAACGACTTCTTCCAACAAGGAGATGTAGTTATTGCACCATGGCTTGTACATGATGATTACAAGAAACTACAAAAGATGAGTGGCAAATATATGTTTGGTCATTTTGAATTACCTTATTTCCACATGAACGCTATGGTAGAAATGCCTGATCATGGTGAAATCAATGAGGATCAATTGGGTGGATTTGAAAAAGTATTCAGTGGTCACTTTCATAAACGACAAGCACGTAAGAACATTTGGTATATCGGTAATGCTTTCCCGCATAACTATGCTGATGCAGGTGATGACGCACGTGGCATGATGATATTAGAATGGGGAACTGAGCCTGTATTTCATACATGGCCAAGACAGCCAGTATTCCGTGTTCATAAACTATCAGACATTTTAGAAAACCCTGAGGGCTTGCTATTGATTGATAGTCATGTTAGAGTACATCTTGATATTGAAATCTCATATGAAGAAGCTAACTTCTTGCGTGAGACATGGATACCAGAACATAAACTAAGAGAGATGGCATTGATTCCTATGAAAGTAGAACAAAATGAAAATGGTCAAACTGCTGACGGACTTAAGTTTGAAAGCGTAGACCAAATTATTATTGACCAAATTAATAGTATTGAATCAAATAATTTTGATAAGAAGATTCTTTTGGACATTTACAACAACCTATGATTACATTACAAGACATTACATTACGCAATTTTCTATCTATCGGACAAGTAACACAAGCAGTAGACTTTGACAAGAAAGACTTAACACTTATTCTAGGTGAAAACTTAGACTTAGGTGGTGATGGTGCTCGTAATGGCACAGGTAAGACAACCTTGATTCAAGGTCTTTCCTACGCATTGTTTGGTACACCCATTAATAATATTCGTAAAGATAATTTAGTTAATCGTACAAATGGTAAAGCCATGATGGTTACATTGACTTTCAATGTCAATGGTACTAACTATAAGATTGAGCGTGGTCGTAAACCCAATGTGTTGAAATTCTATGTAAATGATATTCAGGATAAAGCTTCTGAGGATCAGCAAGGCGAGAATAAAGAAACACAGGCTGCGATTGAAAAAGTTATTAATATGTCAGCCGACATGTTCCGTCACATTGTTGTATTGAATACATACAGCGAACCATTCTTAGCATTAAAGAATAACGAACAAAAAGATATTATTGAACAGTTAATGGGTATCACATTACTAAGTGAGAAAGCTGAAATCATTAAAGAAATGATACGCCGTAGCAAAGATGATATTCAGCAAGAAGAATTTAGAGTTAAAGCTATTGAAGAAGCTAACAAACGTGTCAAAGAACAGATTGATGCATTGAAACGCAGACAAACATTGTGGTTGAAGAAACATGATGAAGATTTGACTACACTTGCGTTACAGTACGATGAACTAAGCAAGATTAACATTGAAGCAGAGTTACAAGCACATAAAGATTTGAACGTTTGGACTAAGCAAAAAGAGGCACAAGACACATACAATGCGTTAGTTGCTCGTTCAACTGCTTGGCAACAAAAACATGACACAGATGTTTCAATAGCACACAAGGCTTACTCTCTTAAAAATGAGTATGACATTGAAGCTGAACTTAAGTCATGGAATGATTTAAAAGAATGGCTACATGATGAGACTGAACAAAAATCTATAGCAACAATAATCGATACCCTAACCAAAAGTATCACAAAAGAAAAAAAGTTAATAGATAAACTGGTTCGGGAAGTTAAAGAACTTGAGGATCATAAGTGTTATGCTTGTGGTCAAGACTTCCATGATGATAAGCATTTAGAAGTTACATTAGAAAAGACTACAGTACTTGAGAATGCCCGTGCTGAGTTGGCTGAACTTGAAAGTCAAATGTCAATCAATCAGTCATTGGTTACTAAATTAGGGACTAAACCCACTCCATCATATAAAACTGAAGCAGAAGCAATTCGTCATAGTGGTGATGTATCTAACTTGAAGAAAGTATGGGAAGATAAGAAACAAGAATCTAATCCATTTAGTGAACAACTAAATGAACTTACTGGTATTGAGTTAGGACCACAACCTGTAACTCACTATGATACAGAAGGAGAAGCAATCAAACATTCAAGTGAGATTGCAAACATTCTAAATCAGATTGACAACAAGTCACAAGAGACTGATCCATATAGTGAACAAGTTGTTGAGATGGAAACGCAAGCATTACAAGCGATTGACTTTGAAGCTATCAATAAACTAACACGAACTATGGAACATCAAAAGTTCTTATTAGATTTGTTAACTAGCAAAGATAGTTTTGTTCGTAAGAAGATTATTGACCAGAACTTAAGTTATTTAAATGCAAGACTAACACATTACTTAGATAAGATTGGTCTACCACATCAGGTTATCTTTAAGAATGATTTGCAAGTTGAAATCACTGAGTTAGGTCGTGAGCTTGACTTTGATAATCTGAGTCGAGGTGAACGTAATCGTTTGATTCTTGGCTTGAGTTTTGCTTTCCGTGATGTATGGGAATCATTGTATAGCCCAATCAATACATTATTCATTGATGAATTGATTGACAGTGGTCTTGATACAATGGGTGTTGAGAATAGTTTAGCGATTCTTAAAGACATGTCACGTAGACGACAGAAATCTATTTGGCTTGTGTCACATAGGGAAGAACTAGCAGGTCGTGTACCTAATGTATTGAAAGTTGTTAAAGAGAACGGCTTTACAAGTTACAGTAACTCGGTTGAGATAGACAATGCCTGATATTTTTCGTTTTCAGGATACAAAGATTGTACATTTTGAACCAACAACAAACTGCAATGCGGCTTGTCCGCAATGCTTGCGTACCAGAACATCATTTGAACCTAATGAGTTAACTCTAGAGGATGCTAAAGTAATATTTTCTCCCGATGTTGTAAGACAGTTAGAGAAAATATATATGTGCGGTAACTATGGTGATCCAGCAAGTGCAAGACAATCCATAGAGATGTATGAGTATTTTAAAGAATGCAATCCTAATATCGTTATTGGGATGAACACTAATGGTGGTATTCGTTCACCTGACTGGTGGACACGATTAGCCAAAGTTATGAATGGACCAAATGATTATGTTGTGTTTAGTATAGATGGTTTGGAAGATACAAATCATATCTACAGAAAAAATGTTCGTTGGTCAAAGATTATAGAGAATACACAAGCATTTATTAATGCAGGCGGTAATGCTCATTGGGACATGTTAATATTTGAGCATAACAAACATCAAGTAGATACTGCATATGAGTTAGCTAGACAGTTAAGATTTAAATGGTTTCGTGCAAAGGTCAGTAGACGTTTTCAACGATTCCCAGTAGATGGCATTACAGCTCCTTTAGAGTTTATGGATCATAGAGTATTTGAAGGGCAGATAGAGTGTAGTGCTATGAACGAGAATAGTATATATGTTGATGCTTCGGGAAGAGTGTATCCATGTTGTTGGCAAGGAGAAGCAGAACATCAGCCCAACATTGTTCAATGGTTTTCTGATTTATCAGATACATGGAATACAAATCCAAATAATATATGTAAGAAGTCTTGTTTAAAAAATAATACAGGCACATCTTTTTCTAATCAGTTTTTAAGACAAATAGAAATAAAATAATTTATATGCCAAGTTTACGATAAGTAGTAGTATGACAAGTCCACAAAAAGCAAAAGGTTCAGGTTTTGAACGAGAAATCGCTAAATATCTCAGTGAGTTGTACGGTGAAAGTTTCATTCGTGCACCAGGATCCGGTGCTTATATAGGTGGAAAAAATCAATCAAGAACACAGATACTACATGAAGGTCAGATTAGAAGTTTTAAAGGGGACATAGTTCCTGGACAAACTTTTACTAAGATGAATGTAGAATGTAAGTTCTATGCTGATTTTCCGTTTCATTTATTACTTTCAGGGGAATGCAAAGTGATAGATGCTTGGCTAGAACAACTCATGGATGTAGCTGATCCTGACGATTGTAATATTCTTTTTATGAAGTTCAATCGTAAAGGTCGTTATATTGCTGTACAAAGCAAACTAACATGGGTCACTGACAATTTCTTATATTATACAAGTCCCAAGAATGGTGATTGGATAATAACAGAGTTTGACAGTTTCTTCTCACTTAACAGTAAACTACTAAAAGCATATTCAGGCTCACCAGACACCACGTCAAATCAAACTGTTACAAATAACAACATCCTCACAATAGAAACCTTATAAAAATTTGTTGTCTGCATTGGCAGACCTCCTTGAGTTTGTACAGATTGTGCTGTGCTGACGGATCTGGAGTAAGCGTGTGTAGCGATATACACGGAATACCGAGAAGGCAATCGACAAAGCGAACCTTCAACAAGTCTATTGATATTTTATCTTGAATCAATAGAATGTGCGTTGCTGAATGAAACACTAAAGTGCGTAAATTCAACTACAATCCCATATACTTTACAGAGCAACCGGTAGCATTTAATAGCATCAAATAGCTAATTGAATGGGGAATAGATAACACTGGACGACGGGCGTGCAAACAACCTTTACCATTGGTAGTGCTGAATAGCACTACCATGGCTTCAAAGCGGCAATATAGTCCGTACTAGATTACAGTAAAAGACAATAGATAACCGTAAAAAATAAGAACGAACGAAGTGAGTTCTTAGATGAACGAAGTTCATCTTTACAAAGAAACAACCCGATGTGATAAATGAACAGTTACGGGTTTGATTAGAAGAATGGTATCTGTGATTTCTTAGTGACTTCCAGATTACTATCAATAATCTTCTTAATTTCTTCTCTTTCCTCAGAGGACATGTTTAACACATCTTCATATGAAACACCACCTCGCATGTACCAACTCATACTAAGAGCGTTTTTCTTAATACCGGTACACTCTGCTTCCATATCATCTATCAGCTTCTTTACACCCACGTGGTCAAGGTGTAGAAGCCTCATCCGAAAAAATCAGATGTATTCAATGTAAATTGTTGTTCATATTCATGTTGGCAATGGATACATTTAATTTTTAATGGTTTAATTTCAGCTTGTGCTTTTAAACTTGTATTATAATCTCTAATAGCAATATATGTATCTTTATCACAGTTATGCAAGAAATCTAAAATATATTCACTTTCTTCTACAAATACTGAAGGAGTTTTAATATGTGTAATAGTTTTTGACAATATAGTCATCGTTACTTCAGTGATATATTTTAAAGCCTGCTGAGTTTTTTCCATTCTAACTTGTTCGTTTTCTTCTTTTTCTAGACCTATAAAAATTCTTTGGGCTTCCATTTGACTTGTACCAGCTTCATTCATTTCTTTATAAGTTAATGGTCTAAACTTTATATATAAGTCATTTATAGTCAACTCTTTATCATAATCAGCTGCCTTCAACTGACTTAGAATGGCCACTAAATTTACTGCATACTCTGCAATCTCCTTACAGCTAGGGCATCCGGATGTAATAGTCATATCATTACCATCCGCAGCCGAACGTATTGCAATCAATATCGCATCTAAATCAACACTATTAATAGACCATGGATCTTTAATATCTGGGATACAGCTTTTTATAATATCAGACATTGCAGTTCCGTTAAACAACGCATCCGGGGTTTTTGCAGTAATCTCGTCAATCGCAGTCATTGGATATACTGCAAGTTCACCAGATTCTGGGATATTTACTACACCCGGTGCATACATTTTACCACCGCTAGGTAGTTTCAAATAAATTGAAGGTCTACGAAAATATTGCTTTAGTGGGTTGTTTTGTATAGTCATTGTTGTCCTTGATTAAAAACGGGCGTTTGCCCAATACTAAATACTACATAATATTTAGTGGGTAAAAAACATGGCAGAAAATTTAGATCAGAATGCACTTAATCAAATAAATGAGTCATTGAACGATATGGCTAGAATTTTGCCAACCGTTATGCAAGGTTTAAGTCAAGTAGGTGGAATAGCCGCTGGAACTACTAGTGTCAAAGCTGGATTAGACAACTATAATAAATCTCTTAAAGAAGGTACAGAACGTCAGAAAGCAGATGCTTTTTCTAAAGCTGAAATGCAAAGAAAACAAGACAACTTGACTGATGCCATGGGTAAAAGTACTCAAGCACTTGATGCTTTTGCTAGTGCATTATTTAATGGTACTGGTGAATTTGCAAAATATAACACCGCACTGAGTAGCGCAGGATCTGCCGCACTAGCTTGGGGCAAAAACTTTGGTCCACTTGGGTTAGCAACTGGTGCACTTATAAAAGGTGTTACTAAAGCCGCAGAAATGGCACTTAAACAAGCAGATGACACATTAAAAGCTACTGACTCAATCAGTAAAATGGGTGCAATGAATTCATTTACTGCTGAGGGTATACGTAGAATGGGTACAGATGCAGGCTTAGCATCACACGAATTAGATAAGATGATTAAGCCAATGAGTTCTATGAGTGGTGGACTAACACGTTTGGGAGCTACATCGGCTGATGGTGTAAAAGCATTTGGTAAAATGATTGCTGTCACTGAACAAACTAGAATGGAGTTTCAACGTTTAGGATTGAATGACCAAGAACGTATACAAGCACAAGCTGACTTCATTGGAATGATGGAACGTTCGGGTGGCGCACTAAGTGGTCAACTAAAGACTAGTGCAGGATTACAAAAGGCTTCATTAGATTATACTAAAAACTTATATGAATTAAGTTCTATTACTGGTAAGAGTATTGAAGAATCCAAGAAAGATATGGAGATAGCACGTGCTACATATGAATGGAAACTACAAGAAAACAAATGGGCTAGACAACTTAAAGCGGCACAGGAGTCCGGTAATAAAGATGAAATGGCCCGCATTGAGGCTGAAAAAGAAGGTGCTAATAAACTTATCAATGACGTTACTAAGTTAGGTGATCCAACTAAGACAGCGGCAGTTCAGTTACAATACTTAACCGGTGCGATTACACCAGCAAGTTCACAGTTTGCAGTTCTTGGTGTTGACATTGAGAAGCAGATTAAAGCGGCCAAAGAGAACACATATCAATCCGGTGAGTTCAATGATGCTTATAAAAAGGCGGCTGATACAATGTTGGGGGCAGGTGACACTGCATTAGCATTAAGTGAGGATTATAGAAAAGCAACCGGATTAGATGAAAAAGCACTAAATTATGTAAACAAGCGTGAAGGTGTAGAAAATGAAGTTGCAGCCGCAGCCGAATCAAGAAATAAGATACAAGAAAATTCCGTAAATAAAGGTGTTGCGGCACAAGATGCGGCACAGATAGCACGTAATGAACTAACTGAACTTGAGCGTAAAGCTAAGATTGGTTTAGATGATTTAGTAGCTTCAGTAAATCCGTTGATGCAAGGATTCAATACAACTACTGCCGCGGCCACAGCCTTAACTGCCGCAGCCGGGTTAGCCGCAGTTGCATTAGGTGCAATGGCCGCAAAAGCAACTGTAGGAAAAGCTATAGAATCTGTAAGTGGAACAGGAGATGTTGGTCCTGGTAAAGGTGCTCCCGGTAAAGGAAGTGCATTAAAACGAATAGGTGGTGGACTATTAAAAGGTGGAATAACCGCATTAGGTGGCACCGCATTAGGTATGGGTGCTGACTATGCTAAGAGTGAAGGTCATGCAAAAACTGGTGCTGGATTAGATATTGCAAGTGAAGCCGCAAGTTATGCAGGCATGGGCGCAATGTTAGGTAGTGTAGTGCCTGGTTTAGGAACAGCAGCCGGAGGGGTTGTGGGTGGGTTAGTTGGTGCAGGTGTGGGTTTGTATAAAAATATGGGAGTACTAACTAGTGGTGGAACAGACGGTGGTGGTGTTGATGCTTCTAGTAAGGCAATGGGCGCCAGTACAGCCGATATGAAAGGTATGCCTCCACCAAAAGTTAAAGTAAGTAGTGCTGGTATGAGTGATGAAGAAATCAAAGCCATGATTATTAAACATGAAGGTAAAAGAAATAGACCTTACCAAGACAGTTTAGGATTATGGACAGTTGGTATAGGTCACCTAATAGGTGATGGTAAATCATTACCTCCTGAAATGAACAGAGAGTTTAGTGACGAAGAAATAATGGCAATGTTTGAAAAAGACTATGCCCATCATAGAAGTGCCGCTATGAATATCCCTGGATTTGGTAAACTAGATGGTAGAGGGCAAGGTGCATTAACTGATTTGACATTCAATATGGGCCCAAGTTGGATTAGCAAATGGCCTAAGCTTAAGAAACAGCTTGAAGAAGGTGATACTCAAGGGGCCGCAAAAAACTTAGAACAAAGTAAATGGTATGGACAAGTTGGTAATAGAGCACCAACTATTGTTAGTTTACTAAGAGATAGTAGTAAAGTTAGTGCTAGCTTAGAGGGTATTGCAGAAGGTCCAGAATCTGGATATTCGGCTACACTACATGGTAATGAACTTATCAAACGATTAACTAAAGATTCAATATTAGATAAGCTTGCTAATACACCAGCCGGTGATATGTTTAGTAGCAATGCAACACCAGTTGATAACAGTGAGCTGGTTGAGTTGATGAGAGAGTTTGTTGCTAAAATGGACAACTTGATTGACGCACAGTCTGACAGCAATAGTATACAAAGTGAATTATTACAGTATTCAAAAGTTTAACTAAATACTGAATAGACCTTCATTATGACATACAAAAAACACTTTACTAGAGTTAATCAATCCGGACAGATGAGCCCATTAGGTGGCGGTAGTGTCACTGGTGCTTGGAATGGCCCCGGTAGCTCAACAACCAGCAACTACAGTAATCAAGATTTTGGCTACAAAAACTATGGAAGTCGTTTACCAGAAGTCTATACAGGTCATCCAAATCGTATTGAACGATATAATCAATACGAAATGATGGATGTTGATGCTGAAATTAATGCTTGTTTAGATATTATTTCAGAGTTCAGCACACAAAAGAATGAACACAATAAGACTCCTTTCAGTTTAGAATGGCGTGAAGATCCTACTCCACATGAAGTAGATATGTTAAAAACTCAACTACAACAATGGTGTAAGTTGAATGAAATGGAAACACGTATCTTTAAAATATTCCGTAATACTATTAAGTACGGAGATCAAGTTTTTGTACGTGACCCGGAAAACTTTAAGTTATATTGGGTTGACATGACTAAAGTTATTAAAGTTATTGTTAATGAAAGTGAAGGTAAAAAGCCTGAACAGTATGTCATTAAAGACTTGAACATTAACTTAGAAAACTTAGTTGTAGCACAGAAAACAAACACAGACTTTGCCGCTAATCCAGCAACTGGTATGGGTGGCACAGGTGGAGGAGGCACAGGTGGAGGAGGCGGATATACTGTTCCAAGTATGCCATACAACACAACTGGATCACGATTTAGTTTAGGTTTTAATGAAGCCGCAATCGATTCTAAACACGTTGTTCACCTAAGCTTAACAGAAGGTCTAGATCGTTTTTGGCCTTTTGGTCAGTCAATACTAGAGAACATCTTTAAAGTTTATAAGCAAAAAGAGTTACTAGAAGACGCGGTTCTAATCTATCGTGTTCAACGAGCACCAGAACGTAGAGTTTTTAAGATTGACGTTGGTAACATGCCAAGTCACATGGCTATGGCATTCGTTGAACGTATTAAGAATGAGATTCATCAAAGACGTATTCCAAGCACACATGGTGGTGGTAGTATGGTTGATGCATCATATAACCCATTAAGTATGAACGAAGATTATTTCTTCCCAGTAACTGCTGATGGTAGAGGATCTTCAGTTGACTTACTACCCGGTGGACAGAACTTGGGTGAGATTGATGACTTGCGTTATTTCAATAATAGATTAGCACGTGGACTACGTGTTCCAAGTAGTTATTTACCTACTGGCCCGGATGATAATGTTACTCCTATGAGTGATGGTCGTGTTGGTACAGCTATGATTCAAGAGTTTCGTTTCAATCAATATTGCGAACGACTACAGAACTATATGGTTAGAAAACTTGACGAAGAATTCAAGTTATTCTTACGTTGGAGAGGACTGAACATTGACAGTGGATTGTTTAACTTAACGTTTAATCCACCACAAAACTTTGCAGCCTATCGTCAAAGCGAATTGGATACAGCACGTATGAGTTCATTTACAGCAATTGAAGCTTACCCATATATGAGTAAGCGTTTTGCTATGGAACGTTTCTTAGGATTAACAGAAGAAGAAATTGATAAAAACGAGAAAATGTGGCGTGAAGAAAACGATAAGGAGATTGAAGTTGAGCCACAAGGTAATGATTTACGTAGTATTGGTGTATCAGTGGGTGACATTGAGACTGATATTCAAACAGGTGAGGAAGCTACAGCCGCAGAAGAAATGCCAATGGATCCATCATTAGCGGCTGCCGGTCAAGTACCGCAACCAGGTCAAGCGGCACCGGGACAGAATATGCCAGCACCCGGCGGTACGGGAATGTAATAAGATAAATAACTATATGAAACTATTTGAAATGTTCGATCCAGCTACAGCAGGTTATCAAGACGTTAGTGCTGATAACAGTCAGCCTAAATGGAAAGAAAGCCGCAAAACAAAGTTAACATTAAAACAAATACGTAAGTTGCGTAAGATGAATGATGTACGTAACTATGAAAAAGTTAGTTATTTAAAAAAGATACATCAACAATATGCACCTAAAGCAGAAGGTGCACCGACAGTTTAATGAGTAGTTTAAACAAAAACGTAAAAAAACAGCACTTATTGTGCTGTTTTTTTTGATACCCACTAAATAACTCTACAAAGCCATTTACATTCAGGAGACAAACAATGGATAACAAAAAATTTGAACAACTTATTGATTTGATTATCAATGAGAACGAAGAACAAGCACGTGCATTATTTCACGATATCGTAGTTGAGAAAAGCCGCGAAATCTATGAGGGAATGATGGATGACGAAATGGGTGAAGGCATGGGCGGTCAAGTCGGTGAAATGATAGACGAGATTTCAGTTGAAGAAGAAGGTATGGCTGAAGCTGAAGATGATGACCTAGAGTTTGATTCTGATGAAGATGAAGTAATCGACATTGAAGCCGGCGAAGATGACATGGGCGGAGAAGAAGATTTAGAAGACCGTGTTGTTGACCTAGAAGATAAACTAGACCAGTTAATGGCTGAGTTTGAAGAAATCATGGCCGGTGATGATGATGAAACTGATGCTGAGTTTGATGACGAAGCAGAAGAAGCTGGTGATGACTTTACAAAAGATTTAGAAGATGGTAATGATGAAGATCCTATGATGGAAGCTATCACACTAAAGAAAGTTTCTGTAACTCACGGTGACAATGGTGTTCAAAACAAAAGTACAGTAGACGCTAATAGCGGTCAAGCTGGTATGGACAGTAGACCAGTTAAATTCTCTGGTGCTAGTGAAACAGTTCCAACAAGTCCAAAAGGACCAAGTAATGCATATACTAAAGGTGAAGCAAGTGTTAAAGGTGCAGGATCATTTAAAAATAGCCCAGCACAAAACAATGCAGACTTAGAAAAAGCACCGGCCCCGTCAAAGGGTGACAATGGTGTAAATTCTAGAAGTCCAGTAGCAGAATCACGTAACTCTACTAAGCGTAGAGTTTAATAGGAATCTGAGAGAATGGCTTTGTATCTCAAAGAGCACTTGACATTTGACCGCGCCGGAATGGTTGTGGAATCTGTCAGTGAAGGCGACAAGAAGAACCTTTATATGAAGGGCATCTTCATTCAGGGTGGGGTAAAGAACGCTAATGAGCGTGTTTATCCCGTTGCTGAGATTGAAGTCGCTGTACAAACTCTGAATGAGCAAATCACAGAAGGTTACTCAGTATTAGGTGAAGTAGATCACCCAGATGACTTAAAGATTAACTTAGACCGTGTATCACATATGATTACAAGCATGTGGATGGACGGAGCTAACGGATTCGGCAAGTTAAAGATTTTACCAACTCCAATGGGTGAATTAGTTAAAACTATGTTGGAGAGTGGTGTGAAACTCGGCGTTTCAAGTCGTGGCAGCGGAAACGTTGACGACATGAACGGCAAAGTTAGTGACTTTGAAATAGTCACTGTGGATATTGTTGCACAACCTAGCGCACCAAATGCTTATCCTAAAGCAATCTATGAAGGCATGATGAATATGAAGCATGGTCATAAGTTGTTGGATATTGCAAAGGACGCAAGAGGCGACAAGAAAGTAGAGAAGTACTTGAAAGAGGAAGTAATGCGCCT